TTTAATGTATCCATTTTAAAAAGGTGTGTTTGATGTTTTTCTAAAGTTGTTTAATGCTCTATTGTTAACTGCTTAGGGGGAGACATTCTTAAATCTCTCAAGGGGTCAACGCTTCGACAAGTAAATCCTTTACCGTCATTAAAGTTAAATAACAAAGGTTTGTTTAATATAGTACACTCACCCCCTGTAGTTCTATCCTTAATCTTATCTATCGTTATCATTGTTTCGTATTTCATTTCAGGATGACTTACCAACCTATGTACTGTGAACATGTCGTCACATCTATTAAGGAATGCTTTACCTCCCTCAATAGAAGCCTTTAATGGTGCTTTTAGATGTCCTGACCACATATGGTTATCAGGATATATGTTAGTCTGTCTACCTGACTCGCTATTAGGGTGAGATGAAACGTAAATCGTTTTATTTGTCTGATTGCAAAATTGACGAGTGGCATTAAGAAACTCATAGTTTCCTGTGTAACTCATGTCTCTATCTAACGCAGTAAAAGGGTCTATTAAACAAGCGTCAGCATCTGATTGGTCAAATATCTTAAACAAGTCTTGAGGCTTATATAGTTTTGAGTTGTCTACAAACTCAAAGAATTGTTCTAAGTAAGCGTAGGCTTGTTTTATTTCATCCATTGACATCTCTTTGAATGTCTTTCCCGTATAAAATTGTATAAGGTCTCTAAACATATTTCCCGAAGTATTCTCTCCTGTATACATACAGAATTTAATTCCATGTTTCAACGCTAAACATAAAGCGTACCACCCGAAAATGTAAGTTTTACCTACATTATCATGCCCTTGAAATATTACTAATTGACCCTCCTTAAATCTGATGTGTTTATCTAGGTCGCATCCTATCCCTAAGCCTTGTTTTATTTTACCCTGTTTAAAATCCTGTAAGTATTCTAAATTTATTCCTTTTTGCTCTATCATTTTTTTAATTCTTTTTGTATGTGTGCTTTTAATTCGTCATCCGCTCGTGTTATCTCGGTCTTGTTCCACTCTTTAGAAGACCAAGTTACTAATCTTTTTTTAATATCAAATGATTTCTGTTTCTCAAACCTCATCAACCTATCGTTTTTACCCCTCTCAGTCCAATAGTCAAAGAACTGTCTTAACATCTGTTTGCTATACGTACCGACAAACTCTGTCATATCATCCATGAATTCGTATTCTCTTTGCTCTATTGACTTCTTAACAGGTTTAGATTCTTTTTTAGTTGTCTCTTCTGTCATTTGGTATGTGTCATAGTTGTTAATAGTGATAACGCTATGACGATATCTAGATGCGTCTATGCTTATCTCACCCGTTTTAACTAACTTGTTTAGACAGGTTCTAACTTGTTGAGGTGTTATAGCTAACTCATCTGCTAAAACATTCCTTCCTGATATAAAAGAGCCTCTCTTGTGTTTGTTCCCTTCGTAAGTGTATTGTGATTCGTTACATTTAAGTAAACAGTGAATAAATACTCTCATTGTGTTAGCGTCCTTGTACCATTCCCATGAACGTAGCGCTCTATGTAATTTTAAATGTCCTTTCATTTTTAATCTATTTGAATGTGATTCAACTCAACGTACATACTCTCTTCTAGTCTAGTTCTGACTTGTTCCCAATCGTGTCGAGATACTGCGTTTTTTATATCGTAAACAATACTAAACTCTACTTTTTTAAACGTGTTTTCAATCTCTGACTCAATATCTTTTATGTCGTTAGATAATAATTCATCATTGAATGACTTCAACTCCTTGTACTTGTTTATAGAGTTAATTACTGACGAGTGGTCAGTATTAAACATCTTAGCTATGTACTTTAATTTAACATCGTATCTTCTTAGGTATGACATTAAATACATTTTTTTATGGTGAGTCGTTCTACGTCTATCTTTCCTGTCCAAACGGTGTTCCGTTATTAGGTCTTGTATTTTGTTTATTAAGTTCTCCATTATTGAAATATTTGCATTTTTACGGTGTTATAATTTCTTTTAATTCTAGTAATGGCTCTTCTAACGCTATCGATGTCTCTACATATTTTAACCTTGTCCTCAGCATCTAAATACGAAAAAGAGTTGTTTATAGTGTCTAATAAATTACCTTCTTTGATTTCTGCTTTTTGGATTAACTCTTGAAGTTCTGTTAATCTTTGCAGTACTATTAGTGTTTCTTGTGTTGTCATTTTGCGTGTGTTTTTAAATTTGTATAGGACAAAGATATGCATACTTTTTAAACCTGCAAGTTTTTTTTTAATTTTTTTTTCGAGAACCAAGTTAGCAACCATGAGAACACCTTGCTATTATTGACTTAGAGGTAGGTAAGCACCAAGTAACCACCAAGTAGCAACCAAGTTTGCAACCATGGATGAGGCTAGTGTAGTATTGACTTGTAGCGTTTCAGCAACCAAGTTTGTAACCATAGGAATATATATATAACTATATACTCATTACATTCGTATATACTTACATATATATCTAGTCCGAAAACAAATTAATTTTGAAAACTACGTAAAAACACGTAGACGTAAAACAATATTAAGCTAAACACGTTAATTGTGTATGCATAGCCGAATATTAGCGAACATTTATTTCATATCGGGGTACTTAAGTGCCTTAGGCTTATTTGTTCAGGATGAGTACTATTTAAAGAGTTTAGGAGTTTTTATGGCTTCATACCTGAGTTATATGTTGGTGTCTCAAATAGAAACAAAACAATGAGATTACAGTTATTTATTTTGTTAACCAAGTTACAAACTCAATCTATTAATATAATGAGTATTATACTCTCTTTATTGTTGCCTATTTACGACATAATTTTACTAGTCGGATTCGCAGTTTTCTTAGATACTATTACGGGTGTTTGGTCTGCTATAAAAACAAAGCAAAAGATAACGTCAAGAGCGTTGAGTTCGATAGTTTCAAAGACGTTATTATATGAGGCTACATTGATTTTATTCTACCTAATGGACGTAACTATTCTAAACAGCATTGTTAAGAGTATCTTTAGTGTTGACTTGTTAACTACAAAAATACTAGCTTTAACGCTTTTAAGTGTTGAGATAGTTTCCATAAATGAGAACTATAAAAAAGTGATGAAAATTGATTTATGGTCTGCATTGAAAAACTTATTTAGCAGAGCAAAAGAAATAACATCAGACGTAAAGAACATAAAAAAATGAGAAAGATAGACAAGATAATAGTACATTGTACTGCATCACCTGAATTGAGACCTCACGATGTTAATGACATAAGATTATGGCATCAGGAAAGAGGATGGGACGACATCGGATATCACTATCTTATACACATAGACGGAACTATAGAAGAGGGTCGACCTATAGAGAGATACGGCATTCATACCGCAGGACAAAACTATAACTCAATCGGTGTTTGTTACGTTGGCGGAATGACTAAAGACATGAAAAGCCCAAAAGACACGAGAACAAAGGAACAAAAAGATAGCTTAATTAAACTAATACAACAATTAATATACAAATATAATAAAGACATGACAATTCATGGACATAACGAGTTCTCTAACAAAGCGTGTCCCTGTTTCGATGTTAAAAAAGAATATGCGATTTTATAGGTTTTTAATCGTTTTAACATTGTTTAGTTGTTCTAGTAGTTATCACTATCAAAAAGCACTTAAAAAAGGCTTAGAACCTCTTAAAACATCAGATACAATAAGAATATCGACTATAGATTCAATTCCTGTTATTTATAGAGACTCAATTATATATGAAAGATTTTTTTCGTCAAAAGACACCGTTATAAAATACGAAAACGTTTATGTTCCCAAGACTAGATTAGAGATAAGAACGGAATATAAAACAATCAGAGACACGCTTCGACTCATTGAGAGAGTAGAGAGGGTTAAAGCTAGACAGGAGGCTAGGACTGAGAGAAAAAATAAACCTAATTGGACTATAATAATAATATTTTTAATGCTATTTTTAGGTGTTATCCTTTACTTCTCACTACGTAGAACTACTTAGAAATCAATATTTTTTAATTTTTTTTTAATGTTTCATTTGCAAGTTAAGAATGTTTGTATATCTTTACACCATAATTAAAAACAAAACAAAATGAATAAAATTAAATTTAAATCAGAATTCTTATCTTTAGACCCTGTAGAGTGTACAGGTGTTTATGACCAAGAAATAGACGGAGTTACTACTATGGTAAACTTCGACTATAATATCACATTTTACAATAAAGAATACAATGAATGCGAAATTGATGTTCATGTAAAAGAATCAACTCAATTTATAGATGAGGGAATGTGTGAAAAACACATGAAATTGATGAAATCAGAATATATAGACTTAAAAGACCTAGTATTTGACGAGGTTAATAGTGACCCCATATATGTGGTTAACCACATACAAGAAAGCGTTGAGTATTATAATGAATTTTAAAAATAAAAAAAAAATGAAAAGAATGAGATTAAGCGATTCAATCGCTAAAAAGTTAGGTTTAAATCTTAACAAAGGTAAAAGATACAGAATAACTGACGCACAATGTGAGAAGGTTTACGAATTAAAAGGAGAGTTAAATAAAAAAGAACCTGTTTCAAGAATAGAGGCTTCTAGAGTTCAAAAAATGACAGAAAAAGACTTCGTTTTATCTGCATGGAATGACGAAGGCTTTATGATGGATATAGACCAATATTGTAGTCATTACAAACTACCTAGAGAAGACGTAAGAGAATACAAGTTAGTTAGTCATACGGGAACACCTTACTATAATATAAAGTTTAAGGAAGTAGCTGAAAAAGAAGTCATTTCTTTTGACCTTGAGGAGTTAGTTAAAAAGCATATTAAACCCGTAGATGTGTCTAGGGTTCAAGAGGCTTATATTAGGTCTATAAAACTTGAAGATGAGAACGATTTTGATATGTTAACGTATTCAGATGTTCATATAGGTATGGATACTAACCCCGATAATAAAGCTATGTACTCTGTAGAGTGGAATAGACAGACTGCATTAAGAGACTGTCATAGAATGATTCAAGCCACCATAGATAATCAATCTAGCACCACGTTAGTTATTGACGAACTAGGGGATTTCTTAGACGGGTATAACCAACAAACAACTAGAGGTGGTCACGCACTGCCTCAGAACATGAGTAACGAGGAAGCGTTTGATGTGGCTCTAGAGTTTAAAATGGCCCTTATTGACGGTCTAGTTAATCACTATCGGTGTATTATGATTAACAATATTTGTAACGATAATCATGCAGGTAGTTTTGGATATTTCGTAAATAAAGCATTTAAGGATATTTGTTCTGTAAAATACCCTAATGTAGAGGTGAATAATTACACTAAGTTTATTAATCATTACTATATTAACAATACTTGTTTTGTGATTACACATGGCAAAGACGATAGTTCTTTAAAGTTTGGATTTAAGCCTCATTTAGACGCTAAAGGTATTGAAAAGATTGACCAATATTTAAAGCAAAACGATGTTTACAAACATGCGAACAAGATAGTATTTAAGAAGGGGGATTCTCACCAAGCATTAATAGATATGTGTACGTCAGATGACTTTTATTATGTTAATTATCCTGCTTTGAGTCCTTCGTCTATGTGGGTTCAAAATAACTTCAAGAAAGGTCGTAGAGGATTTGTTCTAGAATCAATACACGAAGAGAGAAGTATTCACTCTTTTAACCCTATTTTTATATAAAGTTATCAACATCTCAATATATAGCTTTATAAAAGCCGTATATTTGAATGTGTGTTTTCATTTTTGTTTTAACCCCTTGAGAAATTGAGGGGTTTTTTTATATACCTATCTCGTCAGTCCATTCAGGAGTTGAAAGTATTAATCTGATTTCATCATGACTATATTCTATAGCCTCATCAATAAATGAGGGTTTAGTATTATACTTTATAACGAATTTAGAGCCGTTTTTAGACCTTCTAACGGTGTTTTCATTACAGTTAGATAGTTCTACCCAATTTATATCGTTTAAGTCGCTTATATCTAAAATTATGTACTTCATGTTATGGTGTGTCTAAACTGTATGAATTGAAATTTTGTAAAGTTCCGTCGTTACTTTCTGAGCCGTAATCATACATAGTAGTTGAATTGTCGTTTAAATCTCCACACCTCCACCAAGATAAGGGAGGATTAGTTAAAGTTGACAGGTCAGAAGGATTACCCGAACTGTAAATTGTGCTAATATCAGAACTTCTGTCAGTATTCCAAATAGCAACTTCATCTATATTACCGTCCCAAAAAGCCCTTTGAGACTGAGAACCCCCACGACGACCTATGTATAGAGGGTCTCCACCGTTATCAAATGTACCCCCGTTACCTGTATTCGTACCCTCTAGAGTTCCGTTTATATATATTTTAAGGTCAGAACCTGTATTTACTCCCATAACGTGAAACCATGAACCTGTATTTACCGCCGTTGTTCCTTTGATTGATTTAAACGAGTTGTTTTTGAATATACCTATCCCTGCTGAGTTACCTGCAGAAGACATAAATAGAAAATAACTTCTAGAGCCTGAACTCACCCCGTCCTTACCTACTGCGATTCTAGTACTTCCTGAACTTGTTGTTTTAACCCATGCAGATATTGTTAGTGTATTTGTTATTTGTACACTCGAATCATTACCGATATCGACATGGTCTAATTGACCGTCTAGTAATATACTCTTAGAGTTAGAGTAAGGTATTACAACCTCCTCTGAACCTCCTAGAATACCATGAGTTGAAAGTAACATAATTAAGCCTCTAAATTACCACCCAAATACCAAGTATCGCTGTCACATTTAATCAATGTAGCTAATGCATAACGACCAACTGTTTTAGTTTTTGAACCTTCCGAGTAAACAGTAACTCCTGTATCACCTGATATAGTTATCTGTCCTGCTCCTTTTTGAACCATTATAACCTGAGTACCTATCTCAAAGTTAACTGATGACTCAGCAGGTACCGTCAATGTGTTAGCAGTTGCGACATCCATTTCTACCAATTTATCTCTATCACTTAAAGCTAATGTGTAATTAGTTGATTGTGAAGATTTAGAAACTTTTGTTATTCCATGCTTAATATCTTCGCCTGTTATCTTTTTAGAGTTGTGAGAACCTGAGCCGTTATCCTCAGCTATCGCAAATAAATCATTATCCTCTAGGTTCGCACTTTTTGACGTTAACTCTGATATTTTTTTGTTTGCCATTATTTTTATTTAAATAAGCCTTTAAGCTATTAATATTTTTTTGCTTCGGTTTGTACATTTTAAAGAACCCAACCGTTAAAAAAGTCCTCAGTATTAGGGTGTAAATCTTCACCTGAATTAGTATAATACTCAGGGTATAAGCTAGGATTATTCCTAACGTGAGATTCAAACCTCTCAGAGTAAGATATTGCTATCTTTCTATGTTTCTCTGCTAAGAAATCTATCTCACTCTTAGACACGCTATCTGAATTCTCTGAGTTATGTTTAAATATACCTCCGTTTGATACTTGGTAAGCATTAAAAGGTATTATTTCTAATAAACTATAATGTATAAGCATAGGCTTAATATACTTGTTTAATAGTGTTGAATAAGGAGTTGTTAAAGTACCCCCTTCAATATCTGATTTAATTTTATTTATCAGGTCAGTTCCTAATATTTGCTCTAAGTGTATATCCTGAGCCAACTTAATAAAACCTATCATTTTGTCAGTATCGACTGCACCACTCAAATTCGAGTATCGTACGATGTCTTGTCTTGTTATTAATAATACTTCGCTCATTATCCTTTGTAATTTGGGTGATGTCCTTTATCTTTTCTATCATATTCAACTTCCTGACTTCTAGCTTTTCCTCTAGGTGTCGGGATGTAGCTTTTTGGAATACCTGCAACTTCGTTAGAAGAGGCTAAACCTTTATCTTGTCTCCAAGAACCGTCTTTGTTTTTCTTTAGACGATAGAGAACCTCTGACCAATAGTGGGAGCAATTAACTCCTCCTTTAAAGCGAAATAAATCGTAAGGTTGACCTTTGTGACCTAACTCTTGATTAACTCCACTTCTAGACGCTATATCAATGTCTTCTAGTCTGTAAACTACTCCGTTTCGAGTTCTTTGCATCATTTGAGAACAAAAGTCTCTAGAGTTCTCTTTTGAATATTTCTCGGTGTATCTATAACGAACCTTATACTTTGATTTGTCTAATAAGGATGAGTCAGAAGGTCGGCTCTTTATAACTGAAGACAACCTCTGAATAAGGCTAAGTTTTTGGCTTCCTTCATGCTCTTCTATCCATTCGTCAATTGAACTGTTCTCTTCTGAGTATGCTCTTGAATCTACCTCTTCAAAATCATCACTCATAGACTCGCCTTTAATCTCGTTTAAAATCTTGTCACCTTCGTCTTTTGTTATACGTCTTTTGTCTCCTGATAGATTAGTACCCTCTTTTTCTTGGTCCTCATCAATGTCTTTTTCTTGTCCTCTATCTTCTTTATCTGTAAACTCTAAAGGTTTCAATGTTTTGAAATATAAATCTAATGTAATGTTATTATAAAGTAAAATATCGTTAAAAGCATCTATTAACAAGTCTTGTACGGGTAAAATGTACATATTGTTATATAAGATAAATGAGTTTTGTAACTCTTCGGAGTTGCTCGAGAATCCATTTTTAGACGCTATCCCAAACATTAAAGGTGATACTATATTATGAGCCAACATAATCTTCTTCTCACACTCTGTACTAATTTGATTATAAAGTTCAGGAGCGTTATCTATGTTAACAGGTTCTATAGTAGTCGCCGAATCTTTATCGTTGTTAAATGAAACTACTAATTTCTGACCGTTTGCACCTGTCAAATTCTGCATTATTTTACGCTTAGTTTCCTGCATAGTCTTAGAGTCAGGTATACCGTTATTCATATTTAGTATAGCAGTAGGTGAAAAACCTGTCTGAGTTGTGTTCAATAAATATGAAGCAATCTCTTCCTCTAATTGAGCGTATTTAATACCCCCGAACCAATCAGGTAAAGAGAAGTATTTAAGATTAACTCCGTAGGGCTTAATATAAAGAATCTCAGAACCTTTATTAGTAGTTCCGAATGCGTTTAATTTCTTAGGAGGGAACTTTTTAGTATCCTCCCAATTATCAGAATAAAAATAATGATTTATTTGCCCGTCCTCATCGCATTTAGAAGGTCTTAAAAGATGTACGGGTATATGTTCAACCTGAACAATTTTAGAACCGTTCTTATTATAGATAACTTGCATGGCACAATTACCTAACATCTTCAAATCTTTACACAACCTCCTTACAGTTTCTTTCTTGAATAGACTTATTGCCGTCGCATATTCGTTAGGCTTTCTATGTCCGTCTACGGCAGATAATCCACGACCATAAATTAACTTTGAGGTGTTGTTTATAATAGCTGAATTTGTAGTTGAATTGTTATAACGCTCTATAAGAAACTCAAAAAAGTCATTATTATCACCCCATTCAACCCACTCGTCTCGGTTGTCTTCTTTTACCGTAGGTGCTTCATAGCTACCTAACTCTAAAAATTGTAAATTATTACTCATAAACTATATAATCGTTTGTCGTTGTGTTCTCTGTATATACGTCTTTGTTAACTGAATAAGTACTATGAGCCTGATTAGTGCAAAAAACCTTGTCTTTTAATACTGTTTCTGAGCCGTTTTTAAGTTCTAAGCTATAGTATCTATCCTCAACTAAGTCAAAAGTCGCTGTAATCGAATCTACATAGTCTCCTGACGTAATAGAATCTATTGTAACCTCTACAGATGTATTAGTTGATTCGTCAGTAATATGTAAACTGTCATAAGTCTTAGATTTAGCGATAAAGCTAAATGATTGAGGACTTGTACTCTTGTTTAGTATAATCATACTACTATAACTGAAAAAGGCTAGATGTGTTCAATAAAAAAAGGGACTCCCTAAAGAATCCCCTTTTAACACGAACAAAATGAAATATTTTTGTTATGAAGCCACGATTAGAGCATCGTCCCCTGAACCGTCGTTTACAGTATTAAATAATACTTTCAATTCAGCCTCAGTAGTACATTGCATAAATGGAGAAGGAAGCACCTCTTCACACTCGAAATTCAAAGTGTATCCGTTAAAACTGTCCAAAGATTCTCCCGATGATATAGTACCCCCAACAACATCAGAACCCTGAGCCAATCCCATTAGAAAGAACTGATTTGTCATAGTTTGGATAACTATTCTTGGACGGTCGAAACTCAATAATTTGACTGCTTTGTGAGTAGCAACGTCTTGCTTCTTAAGTTGGATGTTCAACATGCCTTTAAAGAAGGTCGTACCGTTTTCACGAGAAGAAACGATTTCCGTTTCAAAACTATTAGCCCCCTTTAGTTCATACTTGAACATAGATAATTGTGTCGCAGGTGTCCAAGTCTTAATTTCATCGGTATTGGTAGAATCGAAAGATACATTTGCCTCATCTAAATCAGAATATTTGATAAAGAAAATATTTTTCAATCCACTTACTGAATCTTTACAACCTAATTGACGTCCTGCTGTGATAAAATTACATGACATTTTTTTAAATTTTTTATTGTTATTAATAAAAAAGGGCAGGTTATCTTACCCACCCTTTTTATGTTTTATAGTCTAATCTTAGTTAGCAGAGTTAGTAACTCCGTAAGTAACTATCTCTTCTACGTTATAGTACTGAACCGCACCTGTCATTTTCATAACTAAACGCACATTCTCAGAACCGTCAGTCGGCTCCATGTCAATCAATTTAACAACATTCTCGTCATTTTGAAGACCACAACCGAAGAAGATGTTATCAACTGTAGTAGCGATAGCTTGACCACCTACTAATCCGTTAGCAACGAATAATTTAATACCGTCAAACATTAAATCAGTTCCTAAATCTTGGTTAGCGTATCTGTCCAAGTAACCTGCAGAACCCAATGCTCTAACGTATGCTTTGTGCATAGCTTGAGAAATATAGATTCTTAAGTCTTCCTTTCCGTAGATAGCAGAAGGGATAGCATCAACGATTTTTCCTAACTCAGCTTCGATAGTTGAAGCAGATACAGTCGCAGAAGCAATCTCTTGTCCTGAAGGGAGGTCAGCGTCAGTAGAAAGAAGAGTCAATAAACCGTCAAATTCTCCACCGTTATTTTTATCGCCACTCCATATATTTTGCTCCATTTTAAGAGCAACTTTTGCTGAAACATGACCGATAAGGAAGTCAGCGAAAGACTTAGGGAGTTCGTCAAATGCAGAGTATCCCATAGAAATCGCATCCCAATCCGAACGGTAGTCAGCTTTACAAAGTTGTAAATTTACTTTTAGGGATTTAGGCTCGATGACACGTTCAGTCAATGAAACTGTAGATGTAGCTTGGAAATCGCAGTCTCCGTCAGCGAGAACGTCAGTAACTGCTAATTTTTTAACTACTGCCTTATACTTTACGTTAGGCATAACGGTGATACCACCTTTGTCAATAGTGTTTGCACTCAAAAGCGCACTTGCAATATACTTACCTGCAAATTCGCCTTGGTAAGTACTTGTGATGTTTGTTGTTGTTGCCATAATTTTGGTCTTTTAATTTTAATTATTATTTATTAATTCTTTTAAAAATCTTATTTAGTGTAGTGTTTTGGCTACCGTATTTAAATCCTGTTTTAACCTCGTTAGATGCTTCAGGATTATGAACGATAGGAGTTTCTGCAGGTTCTTCAGAAGACAATTCAACTTCTTCGTTAGCCTCTTCGTTAGCCTCTTCTTTAACCTCTTCTTCAACCTCTTCAGATAATTCAGTTTTAGGTGCTTCTAGTTCTTCGATTTTAGCTTTTAATTCTTCATTTTCTTTAACTAGGGCTTCGATATCAGAAAAGAAAGTTTCTTTAACGATTGATTCAACTGTCTTTTTAACAGGTTTAACCTCTTCTGTAGACATTTCTTCTTCTTCTTCTTTATCTCCATAACCTGCTTCTGTTTCCTCTTTTGGTTCATCTTTTGGTTCATCTTCTTTTTCCTCTTCTTTTTCCTCTTCTCCGTCTTTGATTTCGTATATGATACCTTCCTCTTCTACGCAAACGATACGACCGTCTTCCATTTTGTATTCACCTTTAGGAAGTGCGATTTTTTGCTCGTCCTCTGTTATTATGTGTACGGGTTCACCTGCTTCTAAAGTTTCAAACTCGATAGTTGTTTCACCGTCTTCTAATTTAGCCGTAGCTAACTCTAACTCCATACCTAAAATAGTACGTACTTTGTTTAAAATTTTTAATTCACTCATTTTGATTATATTATTTGATAATATTATAACTAAACACTAACTAAAGTGTTTTATTTTGTTGATAACTATAGTTCGTAATCCGTTGAATTCCTTGACGTTGTTCTAGGTGTTGAAGTATTTGTGTTATTGCTATTACCTTGACCAACTAGAGAGCCTATTCCCTCTAATCTGTCCTCTTCGTCGTGAGTTCTAGAATACTTACCATTACGTCCTAGATATGCTCTTTTGGTTTTATATTGTTTTTTCATTATGGTGCATCGTTTACTAAGTCAGTAGATGTAAAATTATATCCTACTAAGTGAGCCGTTCCGATTATATCCTGTATTGTCGTTACCGAAGACTCTATCTCGTAGTAATGTTCAGGTGCAGAACTTAATAAACTTAAGTCCTGAGGGCTTCCTGAATTGTATATGTCAGAAATGCTAGAAGATTCGTCAGAGTTCCAAATAGCTAACTGATTTATTAGCATATCTTTTGGATAATTACCCGAAACTAACCTCCCTATTCTAAAGTTCTGACCTAAAACCGAACCACTATAGCCGTTATTAGCATGGCTATTAGATGTCGTTTGTAATACTCCGTCAATATAGAACTTAAATCTAGAGTAGTAATCGTTAACAAGTCTACTAGCTACACCTGTAGTACCACCGTCATAGGAAAGCATAATGTGTTGCCACGATGAAGGCGTTATACTTCCACTAGGGGTAGTTAATTGTATGTAGTTAGCGTTTGAACCGTACCTCAATCTTAACCTTTTTAGTCCGTTGTGATTTGTTTGTCTTATCTCTATATGACCATTATTTACAACGTCATTATTACCAAAGTAAAATATAGTTTGACCCGCATTCTCTGTAGAGCCTTTAACCCACATTGATATAGTCCAAGCGTCTGAAGAGCCTGAACCGTTAGAATCTCTCTCTAAAGATGTTACTAAAGAAGCGTTTCCACCTAAATAAGAACTAACCCCGTCCTCAAACTTCAACGATTTTGTGTTAGTATAGGTTAATTGTAGTACTCTTAACGTGACATTAAACGATGTAATACCACCTAAAGAATTAGAAGCCCTGCAACTGATAATATAGTCGTCTGATGAGCCTGAATAGGAGGGTGCAGTACCTGTAAAAACACCTGTAGATTGGTTAAGAATAGCCCATGATGGTGCATCCTCCTCTCCGTACATATTAACAATGTCACTACCTGTGTCTAATGCTATTTGACTAGAGAACACTTGCCCTTCAGTAATCTCTAACACTTGGTCGGATACGTCAGGCGCAAAGGATGTAATAGGTTGAGAACCTGCGTTTATAGTTTGTTTAGAAGGTGTTGGTATTCTACCGTAAGAGTGGCTCTCATTAGCCATGAAATATAAATGAATGTCGCTACCGTCTAGACTACTAGTTCTACTCATTATAACCTCTCCTACTCCTTCGTGATAAAGGTCTAGACTATTGTCGGTGTTATACACTAGGGATAACATTCCTATGTTTACATTACCTCCTAAACTATAGCTACCACCACCTGCAGTGGAGTAGTTAGTAGCGTTAGTGTTAAATGTCCAATCGCCACCACTAACGATGGCTTCACTTGAAGTATACCTGAACCACGAGTCTAGGTTTGCGTATGGGTTAGATTGACCACTTGATGCACCTGTATACCCTATTCCGAAAAATTCAGACCTTCCAAAGTAGTTTAGGTTAATCATAAATTTCTCACCCGTACCGATAGAAATATTTGACCTCAATACAGTATCCTCCTCTATCCCGTCTAATATACTCGTTTCGCTACTGTCGTAATCGTGAACGATAGACCATTTAACCTCTCTTTTGATTATTACGGGAAACTTTGCATTCGGTTGATTCTGACCACCAAAGGAAATAGTTTGGGTATCACCTACTAGTGCCGTATTTGAGCGACCTATTAAAACCTCATCACTTCCTGAAATATCATATAATGACAAGTAGTTATCCGTTCCGTATCTTAACGCTAAAGTCGTATTGTTTGTCACGTTATAACCTGATGCGTACCTAGAAGCAACGTCTACTCCGAATGAAGTCTCTGCTACTCTATTTGTCCCTATATTAGTAAACCTAAACATTGTAGACCAATTAGTATTATAGGTAATTTCAGCCTCGTCCTTAGTAGACTCAGAACCTGAATAAATACCTATAATATAGTACCCATTATCGTCATGAGTCCAAGTATACTCTTCTCCTTTACCTAAGAATGAGCCATAATAAAACGGTTGTTTGTTTTCGTATACGTTTACTATGGTAGGTGATGTTATTTCATCCCCTGAACTACCCCCATAAGAGATATACCAATTACTTGCTATCGCAGGTAACGTAGAGCCGTTAATCATGTTTGAGGCGTCTATAGTTATAACGCTTGAATCGTTCATTGTTAACTCAAGGTTAGAGCCGTTTAAAGCACCACTATCAACAAACTTATTTTCATCTACACCTAATGTCGTTACGTCTACTGTATAACTCGTTCCGTCCTCTAGAGTTAAAGTTAGGTCGTTATTTGATAAATCAAAATTAGTGACGGGATTACCACCACCTGATGCGAACCCTTCAGTATTTGTGAATAAGTTGTTTAATTGTGTTACTGCCTGATTCAAAACTGAATTAACCAAAGAGCCTCCGATACTAACATTACCTACAGGTAGAGATTCAATTATAATCTTCTGACCATCTTTAACTTTTAGTTTTATTGTTGAGCCATTTGCAAGGGCTTCAACGGTGTTAATTGGATACGATGATAGTACATTATCAGAACCTAAAGAAAGGTCTTTGAAAATGATTGTAGAGCCTGTAGAGTCTAATGATACATCTATAGATTGATATTTTAAGTAGGGTGATATTAATTCTAGGTCTTTATCTTGAAAATACCTACTAAACACCTCTATATGTCTAGGGTTACCTACTGCGTCCCCTTTAGTTACTAATAAAACTCCTTTTGATTCGTCAGTATTTATATCCATTTTAACAACCTCTGCAAAGATAGTAGTACCTGCGTGAATCTCTACAGGATGGTCAAAAAACCATTCAATAGACTGACCTATTCCATAGCTATAACTAGGTCTAAATTCTTGTAGGTAAACCTGTTTCCCTGAGACTGACAACCTATATCTTAAGTATGTAGTATTGTGGTTTATTGGTTCTGCTAAAACAACCTTAACACCTAAACCTGCTATATTATCATTGTATAAAGTATCGCCACTATAAGCGATACTCGTACCACTAACAGAACTACCATTAGGTACTGCCGTCTCCATGTCGGTATAAACACGACCACTAGGTGCTATAAATCCTGACGCCCCCTGATTTTCTGTTTTGCTTTGGTCTTTGAGACCTCCCCACATGGGAAAGAAATTTATTTCAGAACCCAAGTTAGTAAAGAATATGTTTTCAGCCCCTGAACTCATTTTGTGTTGCTCACCTAAATAAAGGGAGTTTAGAGTAGTTTCGATAGCTTTGCCACCTTCTAACTTGTTGGTTCTAGGGTTGTATTTAAAATGCTTTAATGTTAAAGCGTCCTCACTTGTTAACTCACTTTTAGACGTTTCAGAGGTGTTTACTCTTTCTTCATTAGAGTTATTTATACTTCTGTTTGCTTCTATATCATCAAATGGGTGTTGAGAGTCGTTGGTACTCTTTGAGGTGTTCCTTTTTAAATTCCTACTCATTTCTTTTTATTATCTATTGATTTTAACTTGCTTATTGCCCAATTTATACCCGAAGTACCTCCCCAACCTAACCATGCGACATATCCTCTGTCTTTCCATGGTGTAGACTTAAATTCAGCACTTACCTCGGCGTTCTTTTGGTGACGTTTAAAAGATGCCATGCGAGATATAGTTGACCTTGAGATATTCTCACCTTTTGCGAGTTGGTTAGCACGAGTCCACCCCGTTCGAGTCATTCCTTTAACCTCATCGCCATGCTCTTCTCTCCATCTTAAAACTTTCTTAGCGTTGTTTTTAGCACTCTCGGGATAGTCATTGTAGGTCTCTAACTTTAAAAGGTCTCTAAGTTCTTGTATTTGGTTCTGAGTATACATCTTAGCTTCTAACTCGTCTGCGAAAAATCCTTCAATTGAAAAACCTTTTATCTCTTGGTTCTCTGCTTTCTTGTATATCTCGTCTGTAACCTTCATAGATACCATCCAAGTTCCTACGGGCAAATTCATACCGTAATCTTTTGACTTATCGTTCTCACCCTCTATAATCCAAGACTCAACTACTGTCATTCCCTTAAGATTCTTTTTATGTTCTAGCGTAGCGTTAGATTGATTCGCCTCAATAAAGAACTTTTCGGATGCCTTTCGAACTGTATCCTCACTAAAGAATATGTAGAACTCCTCTTTTGTTTTAGGATTTACCCTGAAGATTTTTTTGTTAGGGATTAAGGCAGGACCTACGAGAACTCCTCGCTTCTTATCAACTGCTTTAAGTAATGTTTGGTCGTTTAAAGCTATAAACAACTCTTCAATGGCAGGAGATTCCACTACCGAAATAGCATTAACACCTGACATCTCGTCGTTATCGTCTATAATCAACTCTACAATTTTATCTTTTTTAGCCATACAATAATAACTTTTTAATGACTATTTTGTTCGTTAATTTAGAATTGAACTAATATATATGTATATAGATATAATACGATAGTATTATAGATATATATATATATATACTCCTATGGTTAACATCTTGGTTGGTCATCTTCTGAAACCCACGTCCCTATTGGCCCCGTCCATGGTTGCAAACTTGGTGCAAAATAGCCCTACTTGGTGATGACTTGGTGACGGTATACCTCTATCCCACGTCAGTAAAGGGACTCTAATGGTTGCTAACTTGGTGCTAATATTCTACGTATTACTACTTAGATGTGAAAATTAATTTAATTTTTTTTGCTAAAAAGTTTGGTAGTTCGGTTTTTATAGTTAATTTTACTCTCAGATAACAACAACAAAAACAAAGCAAAATGACAAAAAACGAAATCGCAGACGAGATAGAGTCTAGGCTAGGGATAGACGTTAAAGAGGTGAGGATTTATAATGGTCGTTACTTCGCTATAGAACCTACTCCGATAACGTACGGGTATTGGGTTCACGAAATATTTATCAAGGGCTTAGAGATAGACTTTAGGATAATGAATGAGGTGTCTTCAATGAAGGAAGTAGAGGAGTATTTTAGAGCCACTTTCGGATGATTGTAACTCTATTATGCCTACTATTGGTGATTAATATTTACGCTAACACTCTAGACTAGAGAGTCGCAAAATCTTCGACTTTCCTATCTAATGCTTGAGCCGACGTTACCTCACTAGATACTACATAAGCCTTAGTCGGTTGTTGTTGTATCTCTGCTAACTGATTGACAGAGTTATTACCCACAACGTTAAAAGACGGTGCTTGAGCAGAGCCACCCTTTGCAACTTGAGGCGGTTCGGGGTTATTGCCACTAGAACCTTTGAATTTACTTTTAGCAATCGTCGCTATTTGTGTCGCTCCTGTAGTTGCGACAATACCTGCTTTTATAAAGTTAGCACCTGTTAAGGCGTCCTGAGGCACTGCTAATTGAGACATAATACCCTGAGCCGTACTAACAACTGCTTGGGCTATTCCGACTGCCTTGTTGACTTTAAACGCTTTTTCTTGGCTTTTTTCATCGTCCTTAGCGAAAGCCGTAGCTAACTCCCCGATAGCCCCTAGAGAGTCACTAGCCATTGATAATCTAGCGTCAGCGACTTCCTTAGCGTTAGCAATTTGCTCGTTCTTTGTTTTGGTGTTTATTTTGGATAGTTCAGCGGAACGCTCTCTCTCTATAAAAGTTGTGTCTTTACCGTACTGCTCGGCTAATTGCTTTAGAGTATCATATTTGTTATTCACTGCATTAATCTCTATCTGAGACTGCGTTAAATTCTCTGTAGCCTGTCTGTTTAAACTGTCTTTTGTGACTTGGTTTATTCTTTCTAAATCTGCTTTAGTTTGAGCCTCTATAGAGTCCCTTAATTCCTTAGCTGACTGCTCTTTCTCTTCTTTTATTTTGTCATTTTTAGCCTTCTCAATATCCAAATATTTTTTAGATATCTTTTCAGCTTGTTGGATTTCTTGTTGATTGTAAAGTTCTATTAAAGACTGTTTTTCTGTCTCTGTTAGGTTGGTGTTTGCAAGTGTATCGACTCGTAATCTTTCAAATTTATCTTTATTTATTTCTAAGTCCTTCTCGATACCTTCTTTCATTAAACTATTCTGCAGGTCTTCAATCTTTCTAGCCGCATTTTTTCTATCTTGAGTGTGTTTTTTATAGTTGTTTAATTTTGTAGTATTTGAAGCCTGAGCATTTTTAACTCTTTTTTGATTCTCTTTATTTTCGTTTACTGTTAAACTAGTCTCTAGGGATTCAATTTCTGACGTTAATTTAATTATATCTGCTCGTGTTTGTTTAGATTCGTTTTTCAGACGTTTCCCCATAAAACCTAAACTTTCAGACATTTCTATTTGTGCTTTTTCGACCTTTTTTAAGTTTTCTATTTGAACTTTTGAAGCCTCAATACTGTCCTTAATCTTTTGTTGTCTAAGTTTAAAACTGTCCTTACCTTGTGATTCTAGTAAAGCAATTTCATTGTCGTATTGTTTTTGTTTTGCGTCAAATGTAGCTTTATCTATTGCTTGCTCTACTTTCTTACGCTCCATGTATTCAGCGTGTCTTCTTTTTCTTGCCTCGTTTTGTTCATCTTCAGCGAAATTGGTGATGCCTATAAAATCACCGACTGCCTTAAATCCGTCAATTACAGGACTGAAAAAGCTAGTTAGCTTTTCAAAGTTAGCAATAAGCAAACCGATACCGACAACAAGTACACCGATTCCCGTACTCGCTAAGGCTAATTTAAATAATTTAGTTACTTGCGTAGCTTTACCTGTTACGGCGGTATATATAGCTTGTGTCTTTGTGAGTGCTTTGGTTCTAATGTCCTTTAATAAGAGCATAGAAGCAGACTCTTTCTCTAGTGATTTAGCTATCGTGTTTACAGAGTTTAAAAGGGTTTGAGCCGCCATTAACTTCTGCATGGATTTCTGTAGGGCTTCAGATTCAACACCTGTCAAAGCCATAGCGCCCTGAACCGCTCCATAACCTGCGACACCAATGGACGCTAACTCCATTACTCCGTTTAGTGTTCTATGGTCATCTGCTAATCGTTTAGTTTCGTTCTGAATATCGACGTATTTATCACGTAATTGAGATGCTTTTTCAAGTGCCTCTCTACCAATAGGAGTCTCACGTCCGGCCGATAATGCTATGGATTGATACGCTTGAATTTGTTTGTTCATATCACGAACATTCAAAGGGGTCTCTTTAACTATTTTATCGATATCCTGTAACTGTTTGTCAAATGATTTACCACTCTTTAGAACTGAATCGTACGCTTTTTTAGTCTGATAAAAGGACTCGTTCATAGACTTAACATTCTTAGTCGTTTTTTCTGCGTTATCCGTAAATTTTATGTTGACCTCTTTATCCATTGTTTACTTTTTTAGCCTTCTCGCTTGTTTAATTTGCCATAGAGCGACTTTTGAGTCACTCGGTATACTATATAACCCTTTAGCTATTTGAACGTCCTTAGAAGCGTTCTCATAGGTGTCTAATTTTAATGCTTGTAATATTTGTTCTATCATTTTGTTATGGCTGTTGTTCTATTAATACAAAACTTTCTGATTGTGAGCCGTCTATAAATGTGTATGTTATCTTCAATACGTACTGCTCCTCTACACCACCTGATGTCTGTTCTTGGTTAACTAATGATATCCCGTCTTCAGTCTGTAGAAAGTCACCCGACTCAGTTAATAAGAATGCTTCCGAAGTTGTGTTTTCAGGTATACATACAGAGATACTTTGCTCTGATGGTATTTGAGAGGGTGTTATGCTTGTTATGTTTCCTAGTACGTCTGTAATGTCAGCTTGTATTGTATTATTTGGGAATGATACAGGTACGTCAATACATTGAGACTCTCCGTCTGTTTGTATAATTGGGACACTTGACGACGAACCCTCTGCAATAGTCTCCGTAAAATCCATCAATAAATCCAACTTAGCCATCTGAGAAGTTAATTCAACGTCTAAAGAATTTATAACATATCTCTTACCTCTTATAATTAATCTATCATTAAGTTCTAATTTAGAGAGAATATCTATAGGTAACCTAGCTGAAACTTTTACATTCCTGTTTTTTAGGTTGTATAAGTTGCTTAAATATCCTTCATAATATGTTTTGTATAATGTATTGTCTACTATGTTACCCGTCCTAGTTGAGGATAAAGGCATAAAGTTCAAAGTGTAATCAATACCGTTAACAGTTAAGTCCTGACCGAATGTTAAGTATTCACTTTCTGTAGTATTAGATATTTTAACGTCTTGAGTTACTAATCCATTAGCGTATAATATTGTAGGCTTAGGGATATATTTACTCAGGTCGCTTTTTATCGTGTATCCTAAATGTAAATCAGATGACTCATAATTACCAAACATTATATTCTCAAATGGAAGTTTCACGTTGAACTCGCCACCGTCGTAATTAAATTGATTTTTAGCGTTCCCGTAACCATGTCCAAACGTATCTAAAAAGAATGCGTTAGTCACGCTTTCACTCTTTTGATATTCAAAATTAATACGTCTAAATAATGGTACTTTGTTTATTTCTACACTTTTTGAATCTACGTATTTTGTGATATCTCTTACCGTTCCTTTTGCATAGAATGAGTCTAATGTCTCAACTTGGTAAACATCGTTGCCTAGACCGTAACAAGTCAAATTAAACATATTTAAAACACCTTTGAAAAAGTCCATTACTTTAATTTCAGGTGCTAATGATTTAAAATCAATGTCACCCGAAAGCGATACAGATGAGGTTGCCGTATATTCGTTGCTATCCGTTTGTGAGACCATTGTAGGCTCAAAGAACGCTTTACCCTCTTGTCTATAAGTTATGTTAAAGGTGCATGTTAAGGGTCTATCTGCGTATATTCTAAACGTGAAATTTCTGTTTAGAACTTTATTAGACTCATCCTTATTAACTAGTCTAGTAGCATTCCCCGAACCTGCTAAAGTCTTAAACAAAACTCCGTTATTATAAACCTCTATATGGTAAAATGCGTTAGTGTCATTTACGTTGGCTATCTCTATGAATGTTTTATGCTTAATATTATTGAGTTGCTCTACTTGAACATGCAAAAAGGGAGGTGTTATGTTTGGAAATAACTCGTTGAAGGGTTGGTTTTCATAACTTACAGTATCGTTAGCAATATAACCACCCCCAACAATAGGACTTAATGATAAAGATTTACTCTCCGTTCTAAAGTTCATGTCTTCAGAGTTCTTAAATAACATATAAGCCTGTTTAAACCTATCCTCACCAAAAAAAGTACCCGAGAATGTTATTCCGTATCTAGTCTGTATTTTGTTAATTATAGTTAATAAGTTTATCGCAGGGAACAACTCTGTAAAATCTATATTATCTGTTACGTTAGATAACGTCCTATTTAGGATTAAAGGGAATTTAACACTCGCCAAACTAGATGATGTTATAGAGTTCCTTACATTAGCTTCAGTATAATCATAGTTTATATCTGATAACTCGTCAATATCGGACAATTTCTCCTCTCCAAACTTATCTTTTAAGCTAGTAAGATTACCGTAAAACGTTATCTCGTATGACTCTGCATGACCTTCTGTTACCTTCGCTTTACTCATTGATATTTGACCTTCTTTAAAAGGGACTAAATCAATCTCTATAGATGCGTTTCGTCTAAGGTTTTGGTCGTATGTCATGTTGACATCAGACTCATAAAAGTGTTCGAATATTTGATTGTTGTTAGGTGTACATGGTATGTTAAAAGATTTACTAAAGTCCGTTTTAACCTTATCAATCTCTTTAATATTTTGCTGACTAGATTTTATATTAATTTGCTCATCATTAAACAATTCTAATCTGCGACCTTCTATGTATACTTGAACCGAACTCATTAGACTATATTATTCATGTAATTGTTAGCGAAATTAAACTTCAATTTGTAGTTTATGTTTCTATTGTTTATGCTCTTTTGAACGTCTATAGATTTAGTGTCTATTTTAGCAGGTCTACCATTTACCAAAACCCTCTCCGAAAGCATTATTTGTTTTATCTCTTCTGAGAAATCCTCACTAACGAAACCCGAGTTGCCTTCAATAGACTCAGAACCGTTAAAATTAAACGAACTCATTTGAGCCTCTCTAACGCTATAATTGACTAGAGATGAATGTAGACTATTAAAATCTTTAGAAGATGCGTTAAAAGTCTCGTTTGATACCTTATAGAGGAATGTTCTAGACCACGCTCCAAACCTATTTACATAATCTATAAATATAGGAGTGTATTTTTTCTCACAAACAGGTTTAAAAGTAGCTTCAAAATCAATACCGAATGTACTGTTGACTAACTGAAATTTATTACCGTCTTCTAGGTTGGTATGGTGTACCCTTGGAAAGACTCTAACACCTGATGTCGGTATCGTTTCGTTTGTTATAGTTCCGTCTGATAGGTTTGTATATCTTACGATATCGTTAACCTCTGTCATTATGGTTACGTCACCTGCTTTATTCTTGTCTTCTGACAGGTTGTTTAAGTCGGGCAAGTGATAAGTATATACACCTTCACTCAATAAAACCCTACCTAAATCTACATTATAACCTTCTGTAAATAATCCGAAGCCGTCAAAGGCTTTGTATGTAATGTTGTTTAACAGAGAGAATGAACCTGATATGTCCTTAAATCTCTTTATACGTACATTTGCGTAATATGAACTATTTAAATCTACGTTGTAAGTATTGAATAATCCGTTAGTATTAGATAGGTTTATATACTCTCTAATGAATGGCGATACGTTATACGTAGTTAACGGGTCTGTCGAACTAGGCACATTTTTAGTTAGCGTGTACGTTGGTGTTGTTGGTTCAGTGTCTCCCTCTGACCATATCGTTAACTCAACTTTGCTCCCTGTCTGACCTGACTCATTGATATCTATAATGAATGGTGAGCGTGTAAAAATTCTACTCATTTCTATTGATTTATTTCTTTAATAGTTTGGTCTATAGTTTGCTTTAATAACTTGTCAATTACTAAACCGTACTTTGAAGTAACCTCTTTAGATAACTTCTTAAAATGCTTCTCATAGGGCTTAGTAAAAAACATTGTTTTCTTTATACCTACTTTTTGAACGTGCCTACTTAGTGCGAACTTAAGACTCTTGATAGATACGAATTGACCTTTCTCATTCCTTCCTGTAGTTAGTCCCTTCTTAATCGCCCACTTATGAAACACTCTAGGAGGCGGTGCATTCTCAGGTCCTGACTTAAATGAGTAGTCAGATAAAGACTCACCCGATTCAGTACCCCTAACCCCTCTGTCTTTAAAGAATCCGTAGGGCTTCATTGAGAACGTAATCTGTATTGAGTTCTTAGATACGTTTACCTTGCCTTTTATAGAGTCCTGTAATGTTCCCGTTGTTGAGAATACCTTAGCGTTATTCTTAGCCTCATTAACGACCTTATTTTTAAAGTCCTCTAAATACTTAAATAACTCTTCATTTTGCATTTTAACAGGATGTCATTTCGTTTGGTGTTCTTACTGTCATTGATAGAGTGAAACCTGCTACAACATTCTCGAATCTATCTGTAAATGGTTCTGCTGTTGGTTCTCCGTCTAACTCGAATCCGTCTCTGTATAAGTCGCCTCTAGTCATTACGGCACAAATACGCTTCATTACTTCTAGTTGAGTATTGAGAATGTATAACTCATTGTCATTACCCTCGAATCCTGACGATTTTTCTTTACTAAAGTTGACAACATCCATGCCTATAATAGATACATTGTATGAGGTTACTTGTGAACCTATAGTCACATTGTTTACGATTATATGAGCCAATGGAAACAAAGTCGCTTTGCTTAAATCTAGGTCTAATATATCACCTTGTGACGTAGTTGTTACAATAGGGTCGTTTTCTAAATGGTCTTTTATTTTGTTTATTACATCGAAATACTTCATCGCTTAGTTATTTTTTTTAGTTCTTGAGATTCTATTGTTTGCTTTTGCTTTTCAAAGGTAAGGAAGGTAAGGGATTCGTGTAGCCCCATTCTAGTGACTTCTTTAAATCTGAGTATATCTCCCTTAGAGAGTGCGTAGATTGATTGATACCATCCCCAAGTTGATGAGAATTGTCCTCTGCTTGTAAAGTCTTTTTCTGAGTCTTTTGTTCCTGCATCGAAGAGGTCAGGATAGCTTCTGATAACTCTATCCCTAAACGACAAAAAAAAACCGTTGACGAAATCGCAACTGACAAAGGTAACTCTTTAAATAGTTCGTGAAACTCCTCTGAGCCATCGTACTCTCTTATGCTATATTTGTCTCCTATCTTTAACTCTACAGGTCTATACATGACTGCTAACGCTTTGTGATATGTACCCCAATCTTTTAACCCCTCTTCGAGGTCGATGTATTCCCCTAAACTAATTTTTTCTAGGTTAGGAATAAAGCCCAAATCAACACCGTTAAAATCTATTCTAGTTTTGAACTCAGGTTTTGACTCAAACAACTTTGTAAAATGGTTAGATAAATCTATTATAGATGAATACTCAATCTTTAGTACACTAGCCATAGGTATACCACAAAATATGGATACCATTTTCTGAGATATAAACTCATTGTCGTTACTGTTATTTTGAACCTTAACTAATTCTTGGTATTGACCTACTGTAATCTCTTCTAGTGAACTTGGTACTCTTAATTTCATATATATATAACCTATTAATTTAAACTATGTTATAAGAGCCTTTATGAGCGTTCGCTAACTGATAACTAACAGCGTAACGAAGAGCATCTATTCCATGATTATATTTATCGCAGGGTGTCTTAGATTTGCGCTCTAACCAACTATAATTATTAAGTTCTTTGATTAGGTCAACGCTATCCTCATCTATCACTAGGTCGTAATCCTGAAGCAATGAGATACCGTATACAATAGAGTCCGCTCCTTTGATTGTTGGAACTACATTGTTCCCTAATGCTTTTAACTCTGATATCAGTCTAGGTTCTGCACTATCACCAACTATAAGAGACTGACCTGCATGAGATGTATTTAAAGAGGCTATCTGAGACGTTGTAAGACCTTGCTTATACATTAGTAGCTTAACATATATAATCTTATTAGACTTATCTATAGACGTCTTAACGAGTGTCGAGGGGTCGTTGCTGAACCCGTAGTCTTGTCCGTATACAGGTGTTGACACCTCTTTAAATTGACCTACCGACCAATTATCGAATATAACCCCCTCAGCTTTATCTAACCAACCTCCTAGTATTTGGTGCTTATACTTGTTAGGTCTACGTTGTTTAATGTTCTCTATTTGGCTAAGGTAACTATCGGATAGGTTCTCTTTATTGTCTAAGTATGTGGTGTGTATATAGGTTACATCGTTCTTGACTGTATTAGTTCCTGCTTGAACTCCTCTATTCTCAAAGAACCTCTGATATATGAAATGCTCCTTTGTCGTAGGATTCAATATAAGAATCACTCTGTTATCCTTACTCTTCGCTCTGATAGATAAGTCTATCTTATCAAAGATGTCCTCATTAACAAGTTCCTCAGCTTCGTCTAACACCCATGTAGTTACACCCTGTAATGATTTAAGGTTTGCAGTTTGGTCACCTGATGAGGTCTTAATACCTTTAAATATTATTTTGCTTCCTGTATGCAAGTTTGTTATCTCGTCCTTAGTGATATGAAAGTCTTCTACTCTATCTAACTCCTCTAGCTTTTCAATAAACTCAGGTATAATAGATATATGAGCGGATGCCATTGTATAACGAGTGAATAGTATGACATGACCTGACTCATAGGTTAACGCAACTAGTAATGAATTGACGCTATATGATTTACCCGAACCACGACCACCCGTAACAACAAAGTAACGGGTATCATTACCTAACGGCTTATACTTAGAGTTAATCTGAATCACTAGTCTTTAAACTTAAATAACTCTTTAAAGTCTATGTTAACACCTTCAGTTGATTTGATATCAATAGATGTTTCAGGTTTACCTAGATAGTACTCAAGGAATAATTTGCTCGCCTGAATACATTGCTTCTCGACTGCTTTGTTCTTAACCATTTTAAGCACCTCTACGACATCTTCTACTGAGTTCGCTTGTTCTAGTGCATCTCTGTATTGATTCTTCCTCTTATCGCTTCCTTTAGCCTTTGTCGAGTGTCCCCCGTTATTCTTACGCTTGTCCATATTAAAAGAAATTAACTATTAATTATTTATATAACACGAAACCCTTGAAAACGTTATGAACAAAAAAAGCCACTCTCTCGAATGGCTCTCTCTTCTTTCTAGAATTTCGCACAGGTCTCTAGCAACTCTTCTACGGTGCTTCTTTTGTTATATTTTACTAAGTATCTTTTTAGTCCAATCATTACCCAAACTCAAAACTTCTTTTTTGAATTTTAAGTTTTTGAACTTATCCATTCTAACAACTTCATTTAGTATTTTATTTGCTCTTGCTTTGCTATCTAGTCTGTCTTTACAAAACAACTCTTCACACTTCAACAATTTGTGGTCATCCCATGCTAGATGAAACACACTAACACTAAATACGGTTCCGTTTCCACTCCTTAATATTTTCTTGTTGATTGTAAATTGTATTAAATTTTCCATTTTATTTTGTTTTTGTTTTGTCATTGTTGACAAGTCAAAGATACGGACATTTTTTATATCTGCAAGTTTTTTTTAAATTATTTTTAAATTAATTTTCATCTCTACGTATTACTACGCATAAAAAAAGGGGCTCTCTCGAATCCCTTGCGACTTTTCGCCTCTCTTTTTATGGCTTGGAAATTTTCGCCCCCATTTGGTATCTTTAATGTTATTTAACTATGCCTCTAACCGTTTTAATAAACTCTTTCTTTGTTTGAAATCTCCACGCTTCAACTATTACTGTTACCTCTAAATCCTCGAAGCAATCTATTGTGAAATTCTTAACACCTTCAAAACTTTCAAAAACTGAATCAATCTCTTCTTCGTTTCTACACTCGATAGTCAATTCATATACTCTCTCGTTGTTGCTTCCGAAGTCTATGTTTATGTTGTTGTTAATTTTCATTGTGTGTGTTTTTGTTTTGTTTACTGATGTAAAGATACGGACTTTTTGCAAACCTCCAAACTTTTTGCAAACTTTTTTTAAAATAATTTGAAATATACGTATAACTACGTAGAAAAAAAGGGAAGTTCTCACCTCCCTTATCCTATCCTAACCTATCCTCTCCTCTTCGTATTCTTTGAAAATCTTTCTCAAGTCTGCGACCATTGACCTAACACATGAGGCACAATTAGACTCCGTATTCCGTTTGTTAAAAACCCTATTGTAAATCTTCAATAGAACTCTTTGGTCTGCGATACCTACGACTCTAGGATTCTTATCAAAGAACTCTTTAAGTGAGTTGTATTCATCCTCGACTAAGCATTCTACTTTATAAGGGAATAACTTATTCAAGAACTCCTTACGCTTGTCACACCCACAATCGTCTCCTAATATAAACTTAGCAACCTTATCTACTCCTGTAGCTTCTAAGACCTTCTCTACGGTGTCTCCAAGTCCTTTAGATTCTTTTTTCTCTTTAACTCGCTTAACTCTCTTAACGGTTGCTTTCTGCTTGTCCTGAGCCTTCTTCATTTGTTTGTACTCTTTTGTTCTCTTGTCCATTGTATTTAATTTATTGTTAATACTTTGTTCTCTCATTTTAAGATGTTCCTCCTCACTAATATCCCCAAAATGTATTCCATTTTCTGTCATAACTTATTTATTTTTTGCCCTGTCCCCTACTTACTTTTTTATAAGCATTCTGACCTTTCGAGGCGTTCTTACTATGTACTCCTTTTCTTTTTTTCTTAGGTGTTTCGAGTCTACCACCTGACACAATCTTTGCCATTTTATTAATCTATTAGTTCGTATTCTTTATTCAAATAATCTTGATAATCCTCTCCGACCTCTTCTCTTATTCTTTCCTTGCAATGTTTCAAGGTTGTGAATATAGAACTCGTTGAGATTCCTGTTTCTTTTGATATCGTTCTCATACTCTTCCCTGTCTCTTTATACAGGTTAAATAACATCTCATCATACCAATGAAAATCGGACGCAACAACTCTAACCTTGTTGAAAATCCTATCTAATGCCTCTCGACTCTCTGTATCTTCTAGTGTGCTATCTAAGTCTTTACCGATATAATCTAAAACATCTGAACTTACTTTATTCTTGTTTGCTTTATGCTTTTTAAAATCTAGAAATAAGTTCCTTAATACAAAATACATATAACTATGCTTAACGTCTCCGTTTTGTATTAGTTGCTCTTCTTTACAGTATTTCATTATTTTAATATACGCTTCTTGCACTATGTCTTCAGCGTATGTATTCTCACCGAACCCTTTAACAACCTCTATGTATTGCTCGTGGTTCTCTGCTATTTTTTCTATCCATTTCATTTTATAAGGAGATAAAAAGACCCCCGAAGGGGTCTAATGAATATTAAAACGGCATTTCGTTTGAGTCGTTTGTTGTTTGACTTGGTGTAGGTTGCTCTGAGTTTGCGTTAGGATTAACCCAAGGCTCAGAGAAACTCATACTCATCCATTCAGTTCCCTTAGCAGAAACTTTTTTCCATAGAGCCACTTCCATCTCTACTCCGTTTACTTTACATTTACCTTTAAAGTCAGGGTGATTCTCTGCTTTTTTATTGTTTGAAAAGATTGAACCTGAATTGTCTTTTTGTTCGAATTGTGACATATTATTTATATTTATTTGTTATTAATTACTTTGTTTGTTTTGCTAGTAGTTCTCGGACTAGCGTTCCGAGTTGCTCATCTGTTTTACCCTCTTGAACATTGTATCTCATCTGATGTACAAAGTCTATATCTTCTATTATACTTACCATTACTGAGGCGGCTTCTTTAGGTTCTACATTTAACTGCTTATCGATTCCAACCTCTACGGCAATCTTTTGAGCAATCTTTAATAATCTGTTACTTTGTGACATCTTTTTGTTCTTGTTTAATTGTTTGTTGATTCTTTACTTGTTCGTTTACTAACCTCTTCAAAACTTTCGTTTTCGCCCAATAGGATTTTGTACGGGTCTTTGTTGTGTTATTAAAATTTATCATTTTATTTTTTTTATCGTTCCGTCAGTATAATGTATAATCTTTAAACCTGTATAGTCAATACTGACCTCTTGACCTAACAAGTTATAAATAAATTCTATTTGTTTAATCTCTTGTCCACAATTAGAATAATAACCCTCCCAAAGTAACTCACTACGACCGTCAAAATCGAATTGAATTAACCTTACGATATGTTCACCTGTTAAGAATAACCTTAACCAATACTGTTTTAAACTTGTCGAGTAACCCGACGCAGGGATAAAGGTCTCGGAATCGATACCGTTTAACTCTGTAGTTCCCTCAGTAACACCTAAAGTTGATATGATAAAGTGTGAAGAGTTGTACTCTGAGTGAGTAGACCACCTTAATACATCGCAATCTAAAAAAGCCTCGTTTAAAACGACAGGTAAAGCATCACCTCCTGAATATAAAGACCATGATGGAATGTCATAATAATATAGACGCTCTTGAAAACAGTTGTCATAATAGGTATTCTTACACTCATCGGTAACTAAAATAAATCTAAATTGAACACTTCCATAGGCTTCAATAAGTTTACTTTTATTCTTGTCTTTAGAGCCTGAGAACTTACCTATTCGAATCCATTTAACACCGTTAACGATGTACTCTAAGTACATAAAGTCTCTTTTTTTCTCTATAATACCCTCGACTTTGTAAGATAATTCAACCTCACCGTTAAACTCATAAACAGGAGACAACATAAAAGTTGTGTCGTTATTGTTATAAGGTGAACCACCTGTTAATGTAGTGGTTATAACTCCGTATGGTTCTAATCCTGCCGTATTCGTAAACGTCCACTTGTCGAAGTCGTTTTGTATATCTAACTGAGCCGTTAGGCTAGTCGTTAAAAAGGTTGTTATTGTTAAAATTAAATATTTCATTGTATTTGTGTTTTATTTGTTATTTATTCTCTGAGTACACCTCCCAAAGTTTATTACCGAGTCTATTGTAAAACTCTTCCTTCTTAGTTCCTTCCTTAGATTCTTCTTGTTTTTGTGATACTAAATTAAGTAACCCTAATAATTCTTGATTTGTTAATTTTACGTTTTTCATTTTGCTTTGTTTTTGTTTGTTATTAATTATGATTCAAAGATACGGCTATTTTCTAAACATGCAAGTAAAAAGCGAAAAAAGTTTTAATTAATTTCGCTCTCTACGTAGTTCTACTTAGTTTCCTCTAAGTATATCAACCTGTCTAAGTATTGCTTAGCCTTCTTTAAGTCCTCAATACCATTCTTGTCTTTCCACCTTGAAACGTACTTAATAATATTACCTTCAAAGAATGACATATCTTTACTATGAATGTAGTTCCATGTTTCTATCCCCTTGGTATAATGCTTCGGATTCTCTACTCTACTCATTTATCTCACTTATTAATTGATTAAAATACTCTTGACAAGCCATAGCTTTAGACTCCATTTCTATGATAGTCTCTTGACTTCTCTCAATCTCAAATATCTTTACTCTATATTTCATACTATCTTCGGTGAAGGTGTGTTTATTTCTTACGCCTATCTCGGTAAACATTAAACAATCTGAATCATTTTCATCAACATCCTTTAACGCATCTCTAACCTCTCTCTTTATAATGTACTCGGGTGTGTCTACTAAGCAATACACTAGCATAGCCTTAGACCTGTCAGCTAAGTGCATATATGTTTGAAGTTGATATATGTAATCTTTGTTGGGTATTGAATCTTTAAACATTGGGAATGTGTCCATGTTAAAAGAACACTTAATGTCTATAACGTAATCCTCTGTCAATATGTCAGGTGTACCCGTAAATAAATCATTCTCGAAATACTCTTCATTCTTAACTAAAAAAGGAAGGTCATCCCTAACCTCAGAGAGCAGGTCAATACCTTCTTGTTCGCACTCGTTACCTTTGTTAGTATACTTAGATGTAAAATCAATTTTACGTCCTAAAATATGTTCTTTAGCTAGTCCTTGTATATAACTCTTCGCTCCTACGGAAAGGTTAGCACCCCTAGAGGATGCCATAACCTTGCCTACTTGTGATGCTCTTAACTTCATATCTTAGCAACTTTTAAAGCGTTAGATTGAAGGTCGGTAAGCATGAACTCCTTATGCAATCTCTCTACTGTATAAGTACCGTTAGAGATAGCCTTGAGACACTTCTCGAACTGAGCAGGGGTCATTGTCTTTTTATCAGATACAACCGTCTCAACGTGAGCGTAAGTGTTCTTAGGGGACTTCTTTGCAACTTGAACACCTGAGCCGTCGTTATCTACGTCAGTAACTAAACGTAAAGCACATGACAAAGCGTATCTTCTATAGTAAGTGACACCACTACCAAAACCTTGATAGTCATTCATACCCTTAAGAGTTACCTTAGGGATACGAGTCTTAGACTCTATCGTCTCACCTGATTCAGTATGAAATACAATAGTACTAATATAGTCTCCTTGCTCATCTGAGTTAAGCAACTGAGTGACCCCTAGATTATGCTTGTCTAGTAATGGATTAATTACGTTAAAGATTGTAGGAAGGTCAGCGTATGAATAGCCGTACCCTTTTGTACCTTTGTGAATTGTTGGTACTTCGTTTTGAAATGAGGCTAACGCCTTGAATAGATTTTTCATTTTATTTATGTTTATTTGTTATTAAAGGTCTATCATGTTATTGTCTAGGTCTACAAAGTATTGGGTTTGACCACCCCCATCCCTAGATAGAGTTACCAATTTACATCCTGATGTAAATGTAACTACTGTTTTAAAGTCATTTACTTTGATGTCTTTTACTGTTTGTCCTATTAAATCTTTCATTTTGTGTTTTTTTTGTTATTAATTATGATGTAAAGATACTGCTTTATTTTAGTTCTGCAAGTTTTTTTTAAAGTTTTTTATCTTTTTTTTATAATACTCAGTAATATCACGTAGTTCTTGCTTAGTGTAAGTACGCTTTTCATGAGCCTTTCTATGTAATTCAAACAACTCCACACCACCCACTCGCTTCTCAATGCCTATCTGATACTCTAATAGGTTTCCATGTCTATGTTTATTGCAGTTTACACACTGTCCATGGATGTTGGATTCGTCGAATCTAACCGAAGGATATCGAGAACTTTCGAAATAATGCCCTGCGTCAAATTTACCCTTGAGTTTATTATCACATGAGATACATTCTTTGTCCTTATCTCTAAGTCTTATGAAGTCATTGCAATACTTTTGAGATATCTTAGTAAGGTCGCTAACCGTTTGTAACTCTTTTTTGAGTATCTTCTTTTTAGCTTTCCATTCCTTCTCTTTAACCTCGTCAGAGAACCTCTTAAGACATTCGCTAGATGTACAAACTCTTTGTTTGGGTGCAACCTTTACGAAATCTGTTTTACAATATTTACACTTCATTTTATATCTCTTTCTAAATCTACAATTTGCTCTTCTCTTTTGTCAATAGCTACTCTTAACTCTGCGTTAGCTTGTGCTAATCTGAATGAAGTTTTACATTCTAGTTGCCAATTCTCAAACAACTCACTCATGAAGATTTTAACCGTCTGAATGTCGCTAATTGAATCCTCTAGGGATTTTATCAGGTCGGTCCTGTTAGGGTTGTTTGTTCTTATCTCGTCTAATGATAATTTCATCTTTGTCTCTATTGTGTTCAAGGCAATACTTGACTCTAATTGTTTTAATGTATCCATTTTAAAAAGGTGTGTTTGATGTTTTTCTAAAGTTGTTTAATGCTCTGTTATCTATTGTTAACTGTTTAGGCGGGGACATTCTTAAATCTCTCAAGGGGTCAACGCTTCGACAAGTAAATCCTTTGCCGTCATTAAAGTTAAATAACAAAGGTTTGTTTAATATAGTACACTCACCCCCTGTAGTTCTGTCCTTAACTTTGTCTACACTTATCATTGTTTCATATCTCATTTCAGGGTGGCTTACCAACCTATGCACCGTAAACATATCATCACATCTATTTAGAAACGCTTTACCGCCTTCAATCGAAGCCTTTAACGGTGGTTTAAGGTGACCCGCCCACATATCGTTGTCAGGATATATGTTAGTCTGTCTACCTGACTCGCTATTAGGATGAGAAGAAACGTAAATCGTTTTATTTGTGTGATTGCAAAATTGACGAGTAGCATTAAGAAACTCATAGTTTCCTGTGTAACTCATGTCTCTATCTAACGCAGTAAAAGGGTCTATTAAACAAGCGTCAGCATCTGATTGGTCAAATAT